ATTCATTGGTGTAATCTTTGGATAGCTTTTTTTAAAAGATATCTTAAACAATATGCAAAAGATATTGAAGTAAACATAGATGCAGAATTAAATACGATTCAAGTTTTAAAATATATAAATAATGGTCATTATAAATTACATGTAGATCATGGTAGATCAATACCAAGAAGTTTAAGTTTTATTTATTTTGTAAATGATGATTACGAAGGTGGGGAGTTAACATTTGGGCTTCCTAATTTTTCAGGTGTAAGTCCTATTGAAAAAAAAGCAAATAGAATGGTTGTTTGGCCAAGTAATTTTTTATATCCACATGGAGTTAAACCAGTGATTAAAGGTACAAGGTATTCGGTGGTAGCATGGGCACTATAGGAAAAGATTTTAAATATAAAATAATACCATCTTTTTTAACAAAAGATGAATTAGAAATTTTAAAAATATATTGTGAAATGAAACACAGAACAAATATTACAAGTTTTGATGAGATACAAAGTGATACATTAGACACAAAGTATTACGGAGATCCTTTAATGGAATCTATATTACTTAAAAAAATAAAATTAATGGAGAAAGAATCTGGAAAAAATTTATTACCAACATATGCTTTCTGGAGAATGTATACAAAATTTTCAGATTTAAAAAAACATAGTGACAGAGACTCTTGTGAAATTAGTGTCACTGTTAATGTTGGTAGTGATAAACCATGGCCAATTTATATGGAAGGAACTCCTGTAACTTTAGAACCAGGAGATGCTGTAATGTATTTAGGTTGTGAATTAGAACATTGGAGAGAAGTATATGATGGTGATTGGTGTGCACAATTTTTTCTTCATTATGTTGATAAAGAAGGCAAAAATACTGAACACTTTAGAGATAAACGACACTATTGGGGGATAAAAAAAAATGCAATTTAGACAAGATAAAAAAGACGGATCATGTGACATGGTTTTTACGGAAGAAGAAATAAAAATAATTAATAAAAATAAAAAACTTCATTTCTCGGCTACCTCCTTAAAGCATTTTGGTAATGTTTTAGTTAGAATGGTTGCAGAGTGGCAGTTATTCTTTACGGACGAAGTAAAAAGTAAAGAAACTCGTGAAGATGACATAGTAGAGGGTAAATGATATAATAATGTATGCCTCTAACAAAAGTAAGAATAGCCCCAGGATTTAATAAACAGGTAACTGAAACAGGTGCCCAAGGTCAGTGGACTGATGGTGACTTTGTTAGGTTTAGATATGGTTTACCTGAAAAAATAGGTGGATGGGAACAACTTGTTAATGCATCATTAGTAGGTGCAGCAAGAGAACAGTTTGTTTGGGCTGATTTAGATGGTCGAAGATATGCTGCAATAGGCACAAACAAAGTTTTAATTATTTATTATGAAGGTGCTTTTTATGACATAACACCTTTAGACACAGCTATAACTGGTTGTACATTTAGCACGGTAAATACGTCAGCTACCGTTACTGTAAATAAAGCAGCACATACACTACAACCTGGAGATCTGTTTACATTTACTTCAGTAACACCTCCCACAGGAGCTGGATACACTGCTAGTAATTTTGAAACAAATACCTTTCAAGTAGTTTCTGTTCCAGACAGTGATTCGTTTACAATAACCATGGCTAGCGCAGCAGGGACAACGGTCAACGGAAGTGGATCTGCAACAATAAATCCGTACATTAGTGCAGGTGCTTTAGGATTTACTTATGGTTTTGGTTGGGGAACAGGGTTATGGGGTGGAGGCCAACAAGTATTTGGAACTTTAAATGGAGCTTTATTAGATGACACTGCAGGTACTGGAGGATCTGGAACCTCTATTACACTTGCATCCACAACAGGGTTTCCGACTTCTGGAACAATAAAAGTTGGAGCAGAATTTATTTCTTACACAGGTAAATCTACCTATGATTTAACTGGTATTACGAGAGATGTTGCGGGAACAAGATCTGCCCATGGATCTGGATCTGGTGTTGAATACTACACTGGTTGGGGAGAAGCTTCTTTAGCTTCTACTTTAACAATAGATCCTGCATCTTGGTCTTTAGATAACTTTGGAGAAAAATTAATTGCAACTATTAAAAATGGTAAAACATTTGAATGGAATCCAATTAACTCAAACCCTAATGCCTTAACCACAAGAGCAACTGTTGTAAGTGGTGCACCTACAAAATCTGTTATGTCTTTAGTTTCAGATAGAGATAGACATCTTCTTATGTTAGGAACTGAAACTACAATTGGAACCTCTGGTACGCAGGATAAAATGTTTATAAGATTTTCTGATCAAGAAAACATAAGTGATTATACACCAACTTCAGTAAATACTGCAGGTACTTTTAGAATAGATGCAGGCACAAAGATAGTAGGAGCTGTTAAAGGTAAAGATTATACTTTAGTTCTAACTGATAATTCTGCTTACGTAATTCAATTTGTAGGACCTCCGTTTACTTTCTCAATAAGACAAGTTGGTTCAAACTGTGGTGCAATTGGACAACACTCTATAAAATATGTAAATGGTGCTGTTTATTGGATGGGTGAATCGGGTGGATTTTTTGTATATGATGGTACTGTAAAATCTTTACCATGCTCAGTTGAAGACTTTGTATTCACAACAAAAAATGGTAATAACCTAGGAGTAAATTATACAAATGGTGAATCGGTATATGTAGGACTTAATCATTTGTATGAGGAGCTAACTTGGTTTTATCCAAAAGCAGGTTCATCATTTAATGATAGATGCGTTACTTATAATTATCAAAGTGGGGTATGGACAACAGGATCTTTAGCAAGAACTACATGGGTAGATGCTAATTTATATGAGGTGCCTTATGCAACCGAATTTAATTCTACAGGTGTACCTACATTTCCACTAATACAAGGTGCAACAAATGCGAATGGATCTACAATTTACTATGCTCATGAAACAGGCACCGATCAAGTTGATACATCTGGTAATAAAACTGCTATTGCTGCTTTTATTGAATCAGGAGACTTTAGTCTAAATGTTGATGGTGAAGCACAAATGTTTATGAGTATGAGAAGATTTATTCCAGATTTCAAAACAATACAAGGGGATGCTCAAGTAACTATTTTACTAAGAAACTTCCCTAGTGATACAGAAGCATCTTCTCCTTTGGGACCATTCACGGTCACCGGATCAACACAAAAGGTAGACACAAGAGCAAGGTCTAGATTTGCTAGTGTTAAAATAGCAAATACCTCTACAGATCAAAATTGGAGATATGGAACTTTTAGAGTAGATGTTCAACCAGATGGAATGAGATAATGGCTAGAGTAGATATAGTTATACCAGAACCTACCCCTGTTTATACTCAGGAAAACCAAAGACAAGTAGCACAGTCTTTACGAACGATGCAAGATAAGTTAAATACTTCTTATCAACAAGAATTAAAAAATGAGCAAGATTCTTTTAACTGGTTTATGTCATGACAATTAGATACAAAAATCAAGGAGTAAACTTAACTACTACCGGTACTACAAGTGTTTTAACTGCACCTTCAGATGCAACGGTTCTAATAAAACAAATTCAAATTAATAATGGTTCTGGAAGCGCAGTCAATTTAAATGTTCAAGTGACTGATACTTCTGCTACAGCAACTTTTAGAATTTTTAATGAAGCCTTAACAGGTTCAATTACTAAGGATGTAATTAATTATCCGTTAGTTTTAGAAGCTGGAGATATTTTAAAAATGACAGCAGGAACTTCTGATGAATTACAAGGTATTATTTCTTATGCTCTCTTAGATAGATCACAGGAAAATGGTTAATCAAGAAAATTTTATTGGTTATTATAGTTTAAGTCATGAAATTTGTGATGAATTAATAGCCTTCCACAAAAATTCTAATAAAAAATTCCAAGGTAAAACTATTACTCCAGAAGGCGCAAAATCAGATTCTGAAGTAAAAGATTCAACAGACATAAGTTTTTATAAAGAAAAAATTATGCAGGAACCTCTTATAGTAAAATATTTAGATAATCTAAAACGTTTTGTTGCTAATTATATGGAAAAATATAAGTTTGCTGGAAATGGTTTAAGACTAAAGGTTATAGAATTAAATGTTCAACATTACAGACCTAATGGGGGCTATAAAGTATTTCACTATGAAAATGGAACTGAAGCTACTAAAGATAGACATTTAGTATTTATGACTTATTTAAATGATGTAGAAGACGGTGGTACTATTTTTAAATATCAAAATTTAATTACTCCAGCTATTAAAGGATCTACTCTTTTATGGCCTGCAAATTGGACTCATACTCATAAAGGTCAAATAACCGATACTTCAGAAAAATACATAATTACAGGTTGGCTTGAAAGAGAATGAAAAAGATCATATTCAGTGATTCACTATTAATTGATTATGTAGATGATAATGATTATGAAATTTTAAAACAAAATATTTTTTTAATTTTAAAGAAAGAAGAAGAAAAAAGTGGTAGATATAAAAGCAACAGGGGTGGTTTTCAAACAAATGATTTAAACCATAATGAGAATAAAGATATGATTAAAATTATTATAAATTATATATATAACTTAATCAAAAAAAATTATGTCTTTGATAAAATAAGATTTGATCTTGATAATATTTGGATAAATAAAAATCCTAAAATGGCTATAAACATGCCTCACATTCATCCAAGATCTCATTTTAGTGGTGTCTTTTTTATTGAAGTACCTAAACAGGATGGTAATTTAGTTTTTTTTCGCAACGAAAAATCAAGTAATATGATGGGTGATGGATTTTTTGAAGGTTCTGATTTTAATGTAAGCTATGATGTGTCTCCTAAAGAAAAAATGATATTACTATTTCCTTCATATCTTCAACACATGGTAGAGCCACATTTTGAAGAAGGGTATAGAATTTCTGTTTCATTTAACATAAGAATAAGTCATGGCTAGAAAATTTAAAGATTTTGTCCAAAGAGATAAACCTAGGAAAAGACCTAGAAGACATTGTAAAAGTCCTAATAAAAAAAAGAAGTTACAACATAATAAAAAATATAATAGACAAGGTAGAAAACAATAAGTGTTAGATTTTTACCAACAAAACAATTTCTTTACAGAAGAAGAATCTTCAATAATAGATGATATTTTATATAATCAAAATAAACCTTTTCCTGTTTATTATGATAGTTCCCAAACTGATTACGACAAAGTTCCCTTTTTTTCACATGCATTAATAGCACGGGATGGTAACAATGTTTCAAATTTTTCTGATTTTTTTATACCAATTTTTAATAGATTTATAAATTTAACTGATAAAAAAGTTAAAAAAATTTTAAGGGCTTCGGTAAATTTAACTTTACCTTTTGTTGGTGAGAGTCCAATCCACGTAGACCATGATGAAGATTATTACCAAGTATTAATGTATTTAAATAACAGCACGGGTAACACAGATATTTTTGAAAACAATAAATTAATTAAATCTATTAAACCTGTAAAAGGAAAAATTGTAATGTTTAATAAATTAGAACATCAAGCAAATTCACCAAAAAACGCAAACGAGTTACGTGCAGTTTGTGTCGTAACTTTTAACACAAAAAAGTTGATTTAAATTTTTTTAAGAGTATAATTTTGCAATGACTGATTTACCAAAAATACCAGCAGTAGCAAAAGAAATTATTAAACACAAAAGAACGGGAAAAGTATATGCTAGTAAAGCTGATTTTGATGCTGATGTTGCTGATCCCGATACTGATACTACTGTGGATGATTTTAGACAAGACCTCGAAATAAAAGTTACGAGAGTCTCTATGGGAGCAGAAACAAAAAAATAATTAATGAAACAAATTCTTTTCGAAATTCCTATTTGGAAAGGATTAATCAATTGTGAAAAAATAGAATTAACTAGTAAAGACTTTGAAGAAAGTTTTGAATCACAAGTTATAACTTCTTTTAATGGTACTAATTTAATTTCTAATGAAGGCAAAAATTATTTATTTAATAATTTTATAGAATTGTTATCACAAGACATAAAAATACAAAGTATTTGTAAATTCAAAATTTGGAGAAATATTTATAAAAATAGCTTCCAAGATAAACACAATCACGCAGGGTGTAACTTTTCTTTTGTTATTTATGAAAAAATAAAAAAACCACAAACAGTTTTTTTTCATCCAAGTAATGATTTAATTGCCGCTTCTCATAGTTCCTCTTTGTTTAAACAAACTGTTTTGCTAGATGTAGAGCAAAACAATATTGTAATTTTTCCAGGATATCTTGACCATATGGTAAAATTAACAGAAGAAGCTTTGACTATATCAGGAAACTTTGATATTAAATTATAGTTATGGAACCAAGAGGCGCAACAGAAATACAACATGAATTTTTAGAAAAATATGTTTCTAAAGATTTGTTAGCAAAATTTCAAATTTGCACATCAATACCAGGTAAAGTTCCACTTGATCCAAGTAAAATAAATATACTTTGGCAAAAAAATTCTTGGGATCAACCTAACTTACAAAATTTTTTTAGAAACAAAGAAAGACATTGTGAATATGATTGGTATGTTTTTAACTCACATTGGACTTTTGAAAAGTTTAGATATTTTTTTCAAATACCAGAGGATAAGTCAATCGTTATAAAAAATGGAGCAAGTCATTTTCCAAAAAGAAAAATATATAAAAAAGGAGATCCAATAAAAATAATTCATCATTGTACTCCATGGAGAGGTCTGAATGTTTTACTATTGGCTATGCAATTAATTAAAAATCCAAATATAACTTTAGATGTTTATAGCTCTAATGAAATATATGGAAGTGAGTTTGCTTCAAAAGCAAATAAAGATACAGAAGATTTATTTGAACAAGCTAAGAAATTGCCTAATGTAAACTATATTGGGTACAAACCTCATGAATATATCTTAGAACATATGGCCGATTATGATCTTTTTGTATACCCATCTATTTTTGAAGAAACATTTTGTGCATCAGCATTAGAAGCTTTAGCAGCAGGACTCCATGTGATAACAACTAATTTTGGAGCACTACCAGAAACTTGTGCAGAGTGGCCTGTGTATATCTCTTATACAAAAAATTTTGAACTTCTAGCAAGTAGTGTTGCAGCAGCAATAGATACGTGCGCTAATTATCTTCATACAGATACGATACAAAACCATTTAAATGAACAACAAAAATACTATAAAAATTTTTATAGTTGGGATAAGAAAGGTATGGAATGGGAAAACTTTTTGAAAGGAGCTTTAAGTGTCAAACAATAAATATATAAACGAAGATACATATCAAACTTTACAGGAAGTAAGTATAGAAACACAATCGGATTACGAAAAAGCAGTTGAGCCTTTATGGAAAGAACAACAAGACGAATTTAAAAATTTTGAAGTTTTTGTTGCAACTCCTGTTCACAGTGATGTTTCAATTCATTTTACGCAAGCATTAATAGAGTTTCAAAAAGAATGTTTTCATAAAAAATTAAAAGTATCTTTTCATTTAGTCAAATCATCTTTAGTAACACAAGGAAGAAATTTGTCTGTAGCTGGTTTTCTTGAATCAAAAGCTACTCATTTATTATTTATTGATTCAGATATATATTTTCAAGGCAAGTCTATATTCACTATGCTAAAAGCAGATAAACACATTATATCTGTACCCTATCCACTAAAAACTTTAATGTGGGACAAAGCTTTTAGAAAAATGCAAGAGGGTCGAATAAAAACACCAGATGATATTAGAAGGGCTTTACACACTTATCCAATGAAAGTTCCTAACCCAAATGACATAAAATTAGATAAAGGCATAATGGAGGTTACAGACTCTCCTACTGGATGCATGTTAATTAAAAGAGAAGTTATTGAAAAGATGATAGAAAAATATCCAGATAAAGAAATTGTTCAAAAAACAGTTATCAATGGTAAGTATGTTAATAAACCTAATATGTGGAACTTTTTCGACACACTACATGACCCAAAAGAAAAAACATATAATGGGGAAGATTTTGCTTTCTGTAAACTTTGGAGAGATCTTGGTGGTAAATGTTATGCTTATGTGAGTGATGCAATTGTCCATGTTGGAGAACATCAATATCAAGGCAAGTTTTACGATGAGTTGATATCATCTAAGTAAAATGGTATTATATGCTATTATTAGGAATATAGACTATGGATCCATTTACATTAGCATTAGCCACATTTGGCGTACAAAAACTTAGAGGAAAATCTACAAAACGAGCATTAAGAGATGCCGCCTTAATTGGTGGAGGTTCTTTTGCATTAGGTCAAGCAACCCAAGCAGGTATGCTTGGAGGCCCAACAGGTTTTTTGGGTAAAGTTGGAACGGGTTCTCCGTTAAGTGGTATTAAAAGTTTGGTAGGTCAAAAAGCTGTAGCAGAACAAGCAGCAGTAAAAGATGCAGCAGGTAACATCACCAAAAAAGCGATTGCAGGAGAAAAAGGTTCTGGAATTTTAGGAATGGATACACCAACTAAATTTATTGCAGCATCTACTATTCTTCCATTGTTAGGTGGTGAAGATGAGGGTGATGGACAAATGGAAGGTTATAGAAAAGAAGACTATGATAAAGCCTATAAAGAGCAAAGCGAAAAACTAGCAGGTGGTTTTAAGCCTACAGAAAATCCAAGACCAACTAGAGAAGAAACCTATGGATCAAATATGTTTTATGCTAATCAAGGTGGACTAGCAACAGCGATACCAAAATTTAATAAAGGTGGTGTTAACTATTTACCATCAAAAACAGATCACAATGAAAACGATTATAATAATTATGTAAGAGCGATGGGTTATGTTGAAGATGGTTCAGGTAATGGAGATAAAGATGAAGATACAATGTTAGCACAATTAGCTGATGGAGAGTTTGTATCACGTGCCGATGCAGTATTAGGTGCAGGTATATTATCTGGCGCAGATCCTAAAAGTTATAAAAGTATGAGAAAAGCTGGTGCTGATTTTTTTTATGATCAGCAAAAAAAATTAAAAAGAATTTATGATTTAGTCGATGCAAGCAGAAAAGATAATTAAAAACGAGATTGAAGTATTACCAATTATCCCTTCTAAAGTTGAGGATATTTGGGATTTAGTTCATTTTATGATTAAAGAAGCTTTAGTCTATAGTGGTGGTTATGCCGAGCCAGAAGATATTAAACAATTACTTCTTTCTGGAGACAATCAATTATTTTTAGTGTTTGGTTCTGAAGGAGATGAATCTAATAAAGTTTATGGTGTTGTGACAACTAGAATATTTGAAAACCCAAACTTTAAAGAGTTACAAGGTTTAATTTGCACAGGGAAAAAAATGAATTTATGGGAAGAAAAATTAATAAACACTTTAGAAACTTTTGCTAAAGTTAATGGTTGTAAAAAAATAAAAGCCTATATGAGACCAGGTTATAAAAAAGTTATGCCTAGATACGGATATAAATCTAGACATATAGAATTTGAAAAGGAGTTAAACTAATGAGTATTTTTGGCGGAGGCGGAGGCGGAGGCGGAGGCGGCTCCGGAACAACAACTCAAATAGCTAGAGAGGCACCAGGAGTAGAGGCTAGAAAATTAGCTCTATATGATGAAGCTGCTCAATTAGCTCAAAAACCTATTAGCCTTCCTGGTATTCAAGTAGCACCGATAAGTGCTTTAGAAAAAGCAGGTATTGCACAAGCAGGACGAACAGGAGTAGGTTCAGGAGCTGTTACCTCTGGTATTGGTGCATTTACAGGAGCACAACAAACTGCTCAAGCAGGCCCAAACATAGGACAATTTTTAAATCCTTACCAACAATATGTTACAGCTGAAATTGGAAGACAAGGACAAATGGCACAAAATCAGTTAGCGGCTAGTGCTATTAATGCAGGAGCTTTTGGTGGTGGTAGAGAAGGTGTGCAACAAGCAGAGTTACAAAAAAGAACTTTAGAGGCTATGGGTCAAGCTCAAGCAGCAGGATTTCAAACTGCATTAGGTGCAGCTCAAAATCAACAACAACTTGCAACACAAACACAATTATCAGCAGGTCAAGGTTTAGGTCAGCTAGGTGCACAACAACAAGCAATGTCTTTAGCTGATATAAATGCACAAATGCAAGCAGGTGCGGTTCAAAGAGGTATCGGTCAACAAGCGCTTGAAGCTCAAAGACAAACAGAATTACAAAGAGCTTATGAACCTTATCAAAGAGTCGAGTTTTTAAAAGGTATCATGACTAACTTACCTACTACTCAAAGTAGTGTTACAGCTACCACGGCTCCTGGCTCAAATCCTTTAGCGCAAGCTGCAGGTGCTGGACTTGGTGCATATGCTACATATAACTTGATGCAACCGAGGTAATTATGGATAAAGTATTAACTCGTAAAATGTTTAAAGCTAGATACTTTAAATCTTTAAAGCCTGTTGTAAAACATTTTAATACAGGTGGTTTAGGTTCACTTACTTCTAGAGAAAAAGCTATCTATGCCGCAACTTTGGCGGGACCATTATTACAAGCAAAAGGAACTGGTGTAGCTCCTGTATTTGAGGCTTTAGGAAAAGGGGTAGAACAACTACCGGCTACAATGATAAGCCTTGATAAATTAAGAGCTGAACAAAACAAACCTAAGAAAAGTATTAGAGCTGCTACTGCAGAAGAAAAAGTACAGCTAGGTTATAATAAAGCAGATAGATTAATAGTAAATGTAGAAGGTGATACTGTAACAGGTATTGCTGATAAGCCTACTGCAGGTGAAAGAGAAAAAGCGGCAGATAGATCAGCTACACTTAAACAAGCAGATAAAATTTTAAAATACACTGAACAGATAGATACAGGACCAATTGCAGGTAGATATGCAAAAGTTAAGGCAGCACTTAACCTAGATCCAAGAGCTGCACAATTTAATGTAACAATTGAAGAATTTAAAAAGAGTGCCATTAAAGCACTAAGGGGTGCACAGGTTGGTCCTTTAGAGGAAGCAAGTTTCAATGCGCTACTGCCTACTATCACGGACAACGATGATAACATAAGAGCAAAAGTAAATGTTATGAAAGAAAAACTTAAAGAAATAGATCAAAGATTAGGTAGTGATGGCACTGTTACCGATCCTGGTAATTTAAGTAGCTATGCTGATGCGTTTCAAAAATTTGGTATCAATGTAAATCCTGAAGAATTATCTTACGATCCTAAATTAGATATGTATGATTTTACAGGTGATAACTTAGTGTTGGTAGAGTAATGGGAAAAATTAATGTTAAAGGATTAGGTGTTGTTGAGATTGAAGGGGATAAGCCTACACAACAAGAAGCTAATGATATAAAAAAAGCACTCACTACTTTAAATGTAGATGGAATATCAAATGCAGTAGGAGATGAAGAAGCACAAAAATATTCAGAAGGTTCTAGCTTTGGAAGAATTTTAACTGAAGTTGGTGGTTCTATTTTAGGATCTATAGCTGGAGGAGGTTTTACTTTACCAGGCCTGGTACGACAGGTTGGTATGAGAAGTATGCCTTTTATAAAAGCACTAGCTAAAGCATCTGCAGCGTCAGGTGCAGGGGGTGGAGCCGGTGCAGTAGTTGCACAAACATTTGACCCCAAAGAAGATATTGTAAAAGAAGTTGTGAGAGCTGCAGGAGAAGGAGCATTAGGTGAAGCAGTGGGTGCACCATTAGCAATTAAAGCTGCGCCAATCATTGGAAAAATAATAAGTAAGCCAAGACAATTTGCAGAAGTATTACAAGGAGCTGAAATAGCTGAGCAAGGTTTAAAAAATAAATCATATGAAATTTTATATGGAAAAGAAACTGCAGAAAACTTATCTAAATTAAGTCCTGCTGATCAAGCTAAAGCTATTA